CAATTGCTCGAGCGCCTTCTGGCTGAATGGCACGTCTTTGCCGTCGCCGTCTGTAACGCCAGACCAGCCGATCAGGACCTCAGCCGCCAGGTCGGCGTCCGTGATCTCTTCGGCTTTGATCTGTGCGCCAATCTCAGTGATCCTTGATTGGCTCAGGCGACGGAACTCCCCATCGAAGGTCTGCCGTTGCATACGGCCACCATCGACGGGGATATCAAACGCGATCGGCCACGAGTAAGTGTCCGACTGCTTGAGAACGAAAGCCAAGGTCAGGTAAAAGCGAGACTCAGTTCATCATTGCCCGAACTGGTCGGAACTGCAATAAAGGGCATGTTCAGCATCTGCACACCGTCCTGATCCGAGTAGGTCAGGTTGCCCAGGTCGGATTGAGCTGTGGTCACCGTGCACCTGTTGCCGGCACTGGTGCCGTGCTGGAAGGTGATGCTGCCAGTGCTGCTGCCAGTGGCGATGGTAAAGAAGTCCTTCGCCGCAATGGTCGGCGCTTCGATCACGATCGTGCCGCTGGGCGCGCGGTTGGTGATCATGATCTCCTTGCTGCAGCCCACCAGCTCGCGATAGATCACGTCGTTAGCGATGCTGAAGTTGTAGGACTGCAGGCACCCGCTGTAGGAGAACGCCGAGAAGCTGATCGTGTTGCCTTCCTTGAACAGGAGCGGGGTGGCCTGATTGGCGTAGGTCGGGGTAGGCAGCGTCTCGTCGGTGGGCGCGTTGTAGATGCCCGTCATGGTGAAGCTGATCACCGGGATCTGACCGACTTCGCCGGTGATCTCAAAGGTGCCGCGACAGCCGGTCAACTTGTGACGGATGCCATCCTCGTGGAAGTGAATGGTGCAGCTCTCAAAGCCACTGCTCTCGGGCGCGTAGGTGGCGCTGGTGCTGGTGACCAGCGTCTCGCTCAGGCCGCAGCTGCGCAGGACGGGACCGTAGGCCGGGGCGGTGCCGGCAGTGCCGGAGCCAGCCAGCTCCACTTCAAAGCTCACCTCAACGCGGGTCTGCGCCAGCAGCTGATCGGCTTGCCCCATGTAAGGACGCACCAGATCGCGGTTCACCGTCTCGGCTACCAGTGGCTGGATCTCAAGGTTGCGCACCAGGATGGCGTTGCTCGAACCGGTTGGGCTGGAGTCGGTGCCGTAGGTGGTCTCAATCTTCGCCAGGATCAAGCGCCGGCGGGTCAGAACTGATGCCATTGGGGGCTACCTCAGGAGTTGGATGGGGAGCCGGCTGGGTCCGCTCGACGAGCTGTCGCTTGCCGGTTTTGGGATTGACCAGATAGCTGCCGCCCTGGCCTTTGTGTTCGTCCACCATCGTAGCCACTATGTTGTGGCCAGATTAGCGACGCTCGTGCGATAGCGCACGAGGTAATCGCAACTGATCACGCCGGCTGGCTGATCAGCTTCGACCATTTCAAAGTTCACGCCCTGCGGTTGTATGTCAATCGCGTAGCCGCCAAGGGTCAGATCTGCCATCAGCTTGCTGTGCAGGCTCTCGATCGTGGCATCAGCCACCTGGTCGGGGATGTTGCCCCGCACGATCACCGCGATCCGCACCGTCAGCGACCAGTCCAATCTCGGCAGGCTGGTCAGTTGTTCTGCGCTGTCGCTGATCGGCTCGATCACCAGCGCCGGACTCTCGCCCCTTGTGAGCGGTTCAACGCGGCTGCGGTAGATCCGCGTGCTCACGCCCGTGGTGCCCGCCAGCGTGGACGCGATTGCTGCCAGAATCGTCTCGCGGCGGGTCGTCATGCTGATGCCACCTGGGTCACGGTGCAGATAACGCCAGGAATGCCCGGATGCGCGAACGGGCTGGTCTCGGCTGCCTCTGCATGGATGTATGCAGCTGCGTTACTGGTCGCCCAGATCAGTTCAATGTAATCCGCTGTTGCCAGCTTGAGCACAAAGTTAACCGTTCCGATCACGTTGCCGTCGATGCCGCCATGCCTGGCGATGATGCTGAACCTGCTGTCGCTATCGGCCACATCACCGCTGGCGCCGCTGCCGTTCTTGCGCAGCCAGACGTTGACGTCATGAATGCTCGAGTCAGTATTGCTGAACTGGATCGAGAACGTAAAGCTGTAAATGCCAGGGTGGTCAACCGTGATGCGGCTGTTTGAGATGACCTTGATGCCGCGATTGTCTAGGTCGTTCTTGCGCAGCAGGATCGGTGTTGGCGTGTTCGCTGTCGCCGTCTGGGAGGTTGTATCCCAGAACGATCCCCAATAGCCAGGATTCCCGAAGTAAGGCAAGCCAGACCATGCCGTCCGGCCATCTCCGATCTTGAGGTTTTCGGTCTCGCTTTCAACGCCAGGCTCGCCGGCCATCAGCACCGGATTCTGCGCCGCCCATGCGCTGCGTGTGTTGACCTTGAAGGGACCGCTCATGTTTTCTGCAATCCGAGCTGAACAATCTTGCCGTCATCCATCAGCATGACCTCCCGCACCGTATAGGCCACAGCATCGACCGTGATCGAGCTGCCGCGAGTTAGTGTGCCGAAGTCAGAAGCCTTGGCAGTCAGTGTGTAATCAGTGCTGAGCACCATGCCATTGGCCAGCACCTGACTGGGCATGTCAAGGATGCCCAGAGCGGTAACGGCGCCAGCTGTGCAGCTGACGCCGAAGTCATTCAGGAACACGTCAAGGTCTTCGGTGATCATAACGCGAATACCCGCACCGGCTGCTCAGGGCTCACCACATACTCGGTCCAACCTTCCGGCAGCTCACCCATGTAGTTGACGTGCCAACCGTCGAGCACGGTCGGGGGCGTGATCACCTCGCCAGTTTCAGGGTCCCATTCACCACCACGGACAATGGCGCCGATCACATCCAGCGCGTGCGTGTGGCTGGCGGTGATAGGAAAGCCGTCTTCAGTGAGCAGGCCAGCAGCTTCTAGGGCGGCAACGCCGATGGCTTGAGAGGGGAAGCGAAGGTAATGGGTCATCGGGTCACCTCCTGCAGGGTGTTGTTGGCAAGGCGGGTGGGCCAGTAAGTGAGGCGGCGGATGGTGCCAGAAAGATAATTACTAGCAGCACTACTAAAGCCAATCAAAAGCCTGTCAGGAGTTGGCACGGTGCAAACAACATCTGTGGCTTGTGCTACACCTCCACCAATGCCAACCGAGTCATTTAGCTTGTAAGCACCAGCTTGACTTACAGTCGTGCCAGCTGAAATTGCAGACCCGTATGGAGAAAAATCGGCCTGCAATGTTGAATTATCGTACATAGTAAATGCCGAAGCTCCAGTTGCTCGATAGTGCATATAAATAGCTTCTGCAAAATTGACGCCGGTTTCTATTCCACACATTGCGGCACTTGTCGTTGCATTTTGTCGTTGAAGTTGTGTCTGTGTAAACACCGTCCCCTCATCCTGCCGATACCAAGGGCTGAAGTTCGCCCCCGTGATGCTGGCCACGTCTGCACTGCGCGTGGCGGTTGCGGTAGTGGTGGGGATGTAGCTGGTGGGGAAAGCGCCGGCTTCTAGTTGGGCGCCCCAGATGTGATGGGTGCCGTAAGTGTCAGGTGTTGTACCGAATGTATTCAAATAAATCTGAGCCCTTAGCGATACATGAGCGGTACTGGTGACACCAGTAAGGATGCAGCGATACCAACCATTTGAATATGGGACAATTGTTGCTGTAGGGACGGCCCATCCTGTGCCGCTTGGGCTTGTTGTTAAGGTAAAAAGATTAAAGTTTGCTCTAAAAATGTTGATTGCCGTGCTATCGGAAACATATAAAGTAATTCCGTTTGTGGTTGCAGTGCCGACTTTTACAAACACAGACAATGTATATGCCTGTTGAGTTGTTAAAACGGGATTCTGCCGCAGAAAACGAGTAACGGTAAGTCCGTCTGCTGGAGGGGCAATAGTATCCGCTGTGGTTGTTCCGTCTGGCGCCACTACGGAGTTTGCGGTGACAGCAATATTTGAAAGGGTCCAGGTAGAAGAAAAATCTTCTGACTGGACCAAGTTATTAGTCCTCGCCTCCTCCACCAGCAGGCCAAGGCTTTCGCCGGTCGTGGGGTTGTGATCGAAGCGCGGGGCAGAGTTGATCGTGCTCGTGGTGGGGATGTATTCACCGACGGTGCTGGACTGCTCTAGCTGGGCGCCAACTACATAAAGACCGTTGGTTCCATCAGCAACGTTGGTTTTGATTGTCCAAGCATCACTACGGTTTCCAGCAGGAGACGTGGTTGTGGTAAACAGCCAAGAAACACGATACCAACCGTTTTCAAGAGGAACAATAAAGGCGGCTTGTAAGTCGGCAGAAGGGCTTGGTGCCGTACCGTTGCCAGTCAATGTAAAATCAACAGTTAAACCTGTCGTATTGCTGCGCAATCTCAAAATAGTAGCGCCAGAGGGTTTAACAAATAAAGACTGAGTATGTTGAGTTAAGTTGGTAAGCGTAACGCTGCTTCCAAAATTAAAACCATCTGTATTATTACCAGTATTTGCGCCAACATTTAGCGTGAATAGAGACGCAGTAGTTCCGCCAAATGGGTTTGCAATGCTGGCGGTTGTAAGCGTTGAATTTGTTGCGCCGAAAACATTTGCAACAAGGATTGCATCACTGAACGTTTTAAGGTTCGTCGTCGCCGTCTGAATCACCCCAGCACTGTTAACAAACGTCCCACTGCTGGCGCGGGTGAAGGTGATGCGGGAATCCAGTGTTTTTTGTTCGGCAAAGCGCAGATCCAGTGAGGCGATGGTGAACAGACTGCCGCCTCCCAAGCCAGGCCGCAAACCACCTCGCCTTAGGCTGCCATCACGCAATCCAACGCGCAGCGCTCGTGCCATCTCAAGCAGCTCCGATCAGACCAGTAACGCTTGGAGTACCGCCGCTGATGCTGACCAACCGCAGCCTGGTATATCTTACGGGACAGCCACTCAGCGAAAACCCAAAGGTTCCGTTAGACGTTAGCGTTGTATCCGTATTGCTTTGATCCAGGTTGAAGTAATTCGTGCCATCAAGGCTACCCTCAAACCTGATAACCACATTTGTGCCGATTGACGAAACAGTGACCTGATAGGTCATGTTGACGCCAACGCACAGAATGGCCGTGCCCACGCCGGCAGAAGTCAGCGTGCCAAGGCTTTGGACCTCGAATCCACTAAACCCACCAAGCGATTCAGGCATGATCAGACCTCAATGTTTGCATTGTAGGGAAGGCGCCAGCGAGAGGCTGGCGCCCAAAAGAAAGTTAGCTGTACTTAGCTGAAGCCAGGCCGATCACTGCAACAGCACCAGCGCCGCTACCACCTGCAACAGTTGCGGAGACCTTGACGTAGCGCTTCAGGTTGGAAACGTTAACGTAGATCTTCTGCAGCGATGCAGTGTTGGCGGTTGTGGTGGTGAACGCGCCACCGCTCACGTCGGTGTAGCTGCCGCCCGAGGTGTCAGACTCGGTCAGCTTGACGGCGTAGGTAATGCCAGCGCCGCCGGCTTCGGCGTCCAGCAGGACAGCCATGTCGCCTTCATAGCCCTGCAGGTCAATGGCGGAGCCGGTGCCAGTGGCAGCCAGCACGTCATTGCGCAGAAGCCCAAGGATTGTGGTCTTAGAACCAAGATTGTGAATGGTCATGACTTAGCCCTCCGTCTGGGGGTTGTTGGTTTGCGGGTCGGCTCAGGATTCTCCTGAACCAGATCGGCCACCACTGCGATGGCCTCCACAGCCTTGCCAATACCGATCAGGAACTTGGCGTCGGGAGGGGATGCCTCAAGGACATCCCCAACCCTGACCACCTGCCCCGCCAGCATTGTTTGCCGTAGGACCTTGATCAACATGATCAGAGGGTGTTGTTGCCGCGGCTGAAGGACTCAGGATGGCGGACAGCAATGTCCACATCCTGCATGGCGACCACGCGCACAGTACCGGAGGTGCTGTGAGTGTAAGGGTCAACCATCAGGTCCAGGCCGGAGAAGTAGCCGATGATCAGGTCGGCGAAGTTGCCGAACCACAGATCGCCGGAGGCCACTTGGTTGGACAGGACACCGCGGTAACCATTGACCTCGTTGCCTTCCATCACGAACAGGCCGGAGCCTGCATCCTTGGCCCTGGTTTTCAGACCGCCGCGCATGGTGGCGTTCATCAGGTAGACGGGGCTGCCCAGCAGCGCGTTGGCGGTTGCCACGTCGCTCTCGAGCGCGACCACCTCAGCGAAAGTCGGGGTGTCGGCGGCAAAGTCTTCGGTGCCGATCCCGGTGGTGTTCTTCAGGCCGAGGGGCTCGCTGCTGGCGCCGGTGCCATAAAGGCCGGCAGCGTCGATCTTCAGCGCGATCACGCGAGCAAGATCGTTGCGAACCATGTTCTCAACGTCGATGCTCGACTGAATCATCAGCCGGCGGCTGTAGTCGGTGTAAGCAGCGCAGGTGCGGGGGGTCAGGCTGACCTGATCCACAGTCTGCTGGCTCTCGGTGGGCGAGCCGGACTCAGCCACCCAGTAGGCAGTGGCAGCACCCGACTGGCGGGGAATAGCGACGTTGCCGGTAAGGCCGGTCAGCACGGTGGCGCCAGCTTGGTCCAGAGCGGAAGCGTTGCGCAGCAGATCGATGAAGCTGCCAGCATCCAGGTCAGTAGCGACCAGGTTGCCACCGGCGGTAGCAGCGCCGACGTTTAGGTCGCGACGCAGCACATCCTGGGGGATGGTGATGCCGCGGGACTGACGGCCGAGCTTGGCAGCAGCAGCCTCAGAGGCTTCGATCTCGAACGCAGCAGCCTCACGGGCAGCGCGGTCGGTGGGGTTGGCGAGAAAGTTAATAGCGCGGATGAAAGAGAAGCTGCGGCTCTCCTTATCGCTGAGGCCAAGGTCGGCGGCCTGCATGGTCACGGGCTCCTGGTGAATGTTGAGCTTGTCGAGCACAGCAGCGCGAGCCTCGTCGATTGAACGACC